ATCGCCGCGCAACGCGCGCGACTGGCGCAGATCCTCGCTGCGCAACAAGGGCAAGCTCCGCAGCAGTAAGCCATGCCTGACGTCAGCACAGCCGGCGATTACCTCAAGGGCCTTGCGCGGGCCTTCGGACCCGACCTCGTCGGGATGCCAGTCGACGCGGCGCAGGAAGCGCTGAACCTGCTCATCGCTGGCGGGGGTTTCGTCGGGCACAAGCTGGGCTTGCTGAAACAGCCCCCGGACCTGCTCCACGGGTCCCCCGGGACTTCGGACTGGTGGGCTGACAAAGTCAACATCCCGGACAATGGGTCGGCAGCCTACACGGCTGGCCGGCTGACTCCGCTGGGCGTTGCGTTGACGAAAGCCGCGAGCCCCGCTGCGGCGGAAGCCCTGAAAAAGGGCATGGCGAACCTGCAAGCGCCTGTGGCGGCAAGCCCGGGGGCGGGTCAGCGCGGGGCGATTCGAGTCGGGGGTGACCCGGAGCTGTTTGCAGCACATGCGACTTCCGCGAGTAACCTAGAGAAAGCTCTTGGAAACTCCAAGACGCTGGAACTTTATTCTCCTTCTATCGCTATTTCCCGCGGAGAACCTTCGGATAAGTTTGGAAGTGTATTGCTGATCCCGAAGATCGGAGCTTTTGACCCTGCGACCAGTAACTCCACGCTGTTTAATCGAGATGCCTGGACTAGCCGAATTGGGGGCTATAAAGGCAAGAACGTAGCAGCCTCAAAACGATTTGATATGGGCGACGGGGGCAACTTCGATGCTTTGCATAGTGAATTTTTCCTGGAGAATAACTACTCCTTCCCAGAATTCAAGCATGCTTTGATAAACGATACTTTTCCTTATAAGGAGATTATCAACCTGGAAACCGGGGCAAGTGTACCCACCAATACACTAAAGACACTTTCAAACGAAGAGTTATCCGACCTTTTCTTCGTGTCGCGTCTTCCCCCTGCTTCATACGAGCAGGCGGCTCGCCCTTATCAAGTTGCTCGTGATCGGTTGAGTGATCGCTTTTATAGTGTCCGTCCTGAGGACACGCGGCTCAATGAGAATACGACTTTTGGTGATACTAACGGAGGTCCGGGAGGCTGGAAAGAGCTCGCCATCAAGGCTTCTCCGGCATTTCGATCCTTCAAGCAGTTTGAAGAGAGCCCGAAAGGAGCTGCACTGTTGAAAATGCGGCAGCATCCTCGGGATTACCAAGAACAAAAGTTGGCGGAAGCTTTTGGAAATGAAGGTTGGATCGGACCTGCTATTCAAAAACACCTTGCAAAATACGTGCCCCGGGGAAAAGAACGCTTTATGCAAATAATTCAGGGCGAAACTAGTCTGAATCCGCTCCAACTTGCCTACCACAGAAACAACTTCTCCTCCCCTGAAGAGATTGCGAAAGATATGGCGAACCCTGCCCGTCGTGAAGCTATTTGGCGCGCTGCGACTAAGGGTTTTGCTGCGGCTGCGACATCCCCTTCCAAATACGCGGAGCTGAAAGTTCACGGCCCAGCACCGATAACAGGAAGCCAATGGGCAGGTGTGATCGATACGCGAGATGCTTACACCGGTCAACACCTGCCCAACAACTTGGAAGAGGCGCTGACAAGAGCTGGAGTGCCTTTAATCCAGGTAAACACTGTCCGTGCGGATGAACTGGGATTCCCAACTGCAAACTCCGGAAGGTGGTTGCGTGACGTTGCTAACTACCTACAAGGTTTGGCCGGCCCTTCACCGATTCAGCCTCTCCGATGATTCCCGCTGACGTCAAGGTCGTCTGGGAACCCCAGCCCGGGCCGCAAACCGCCCTGCTCGAATGCCCCGTCTTTGAGGTCTTCTATGGCGGTGCCCGGGGCGGCGGGAAGACTGAATCCTCCATCGGGGATTGGCTCCAGCACAGCTTCCTCTACGGCGAGAACGCCATCGGCATCTTTGTTCGGCGGAAGCTCACCCAGCTTTCCGAAGTCATCGCGCGCACGCATCAGATCTTCCCCAAGATCGGCGCAACGTACAACGTCCAGCAAAAGACCTGGACGATGAAGAACGGCGCGCGGCTGAAGTTCGTCTACCTCGAAAAGGACACCGATGCGGAAGAGTACCAAGGCCACAGTTACACCCGCATCTACGTTGAGGAAGTTCCCAACTTCCCCAGCCCCGGCCCAATCAACAAGCTTCGTGCCACTCTTCGCTCTGGCGCGGGTGTCCCCTGTGGGATGCGGCTTACTGGCAATCCTGGCGGCCCTGGCCACCTTTGGGTAAAGGCCCGCTATATTGACCCCTGCCCGCAGGGCTTCCAGGTCATCACCGAGTCTGAAGAGCTCGAGATTGAAGGCCGGAAGGTTACGGTCAGCCTCGACCGCGTGTTCATCCCCAGCAAGATCGGGGACAACATGCTACTCATGCGGAATGACCCGACGTACATCCTGCGGCTGAAGCAATCCGGGTCGGAAGCCCTCGTGAAGGCCTGGCTGAACGGTGATTGGTCGATCATCGACGGGGCCTTCTTCAGTGAATGGGACGAAAGCCGGCATGTCTTGGATACTTCCGAGGTGTTATCGGCCATTAAACCCGGGATGTTAGCATTCCGTTCCTTCGACTGGGGCTCCTACCGACCTTTCAGCGTCGGTTGGTACGTTCTGCTCGACCGGGATCTGGAAATCGGCGGCCGTCGGCAACCGAAGGGCGCACTGATCAAGTTTCACGAGTGGTACGGGTCGAAAGGGCCGAATATTGGCCTGAAACTCGACGCTCCGCTTGTCGCGCAGGGGATTGTCGAGCGTGAACGTGCCTTTAAAAACCTCCGCATTCGCTATGGCGTGGCCGATCCAGCCATTTTCATCCGGGACGGGGGTCCCAGCATCGGTGAAACCATGTCTATCCACCGAGTGACCTGGCGACGTGCGGATAACAAACGTATTGCGGGTGCCCAACAGATGCACATCCGCCTCACAGGCGAAGCCGGTAACCCGATGCTTTACTTCGCTGACTGTTGCGAGGACAGCATCCGTACGATCCCCGTGCTGCAGCACGACGAAAACCAGCCCGAAGACGTTGACACCGAGGGCGAGGATCATGCTTACGACGAGACGCGCTACGCCTGCATGTCCAGGCCGTGGCAACCGCGACCGGCTTCGGCCTCGCCAGCCCTGAGCTTCCCGAAACTTCCAGGCCAGCGCACAATCAATGAGCTTGTCACCGAACTGGGTCGCGCACGGCGCGAGAACGAAGAGCACATCTCATGAAGCTGGAAATCGCCGATTCTCCCGAGACGAAGGAAGTCGTGCGTCAGTCCGACCTCTACAAGCACTGGAATGACGAGCTGGCTGCGGCGTGGAAGCGTGAGCAGGACTACCGCAAGCTCGCTCAGCACAGTGTCAGCCTCTATGAAGCTGCCGAGAAGACCAAGACCCCCTACGCGATCCTCTACGCGAACGTAGAAGTGCTCGCGCCGGCGCTGTACAATGCCACGCCGCGGCCGCAGGTCAAGCGCCGCTTCAAGGACAACGATCCGCTTGGCTTCGTCGCCGCTCGCACGATGCAGCGACTACTCGAGTATTCCCTGGACAACGGATCGCCAGAGTGCCCGACGTTTGACGAACTGTTGGAGCCTACAGTACTCTCAGGTCTGGTGCCGGGTCGTGGGGTTGTGCGCTTCCGGTACGAGGCTAAGATCGAACAGGTGCGGAACGAGAAGGCCGCTGAGGCTGCGGAAGCTTCCGGCACTGTCGATCCGGGCGAAGAATCCGAAGGGCCTGACGAGCATCAGCTTCCAGTCGAGACTGAAGAGGACATCAGCGCCGAGGGCGTCTTCGGCTCGACTGTGCCCTGGAACCAGTTCCGCTGCGGGTATGCCCTTACGTGGAAGGACGTTCCCTGGATTGCCTACGAAGCCGAGATGACCAAGGTCGAGCTCGAACGCAACTTCGGTGAGCTGGGCGTGCTGGTCGAAGTCTCCGACCGCGAGGATGATCGCAAGGACGAGCAGGAAGGTCGGAGCAACAAGGTCAAAGGCGTTAAGACTGCCCAAGTGTTCGAAATCTGGGACAAGGTGACTCGCAAGGTCATTTTCATCAGCCCCGGGTTACCAGACAAGATCCTGCGCGAGGTTGCTGATCCGCTGAAGCTCGAAGGCTTTTTCGACTGCCCTGAGCCGTTGCTCTTCACCCGGCGCGTGAAGGGGATGACTCCACTGCCGTTGTATGAGTATTACCGCGAGCAGGCGGAAGAACTCAACCAGATCACCATTCGCATTCGAAAGATCATCTCTGCGGCGAAGGTCCGCGGGATGTACGATGCCCAAGTCGAGGGTATCGACAAGGCGCTGGAGGCTGAGGATGGCACGCTGATCCCGGCGGAGAATGTCGCGGCATTGCAGAGCCAAGGCTCCTCCGGCCTGGACAAAGCCATCTGGCTCTTCCCGATCGAGAAGATCGTCCCGGTGCTGCAGCAGCTCTACACCCAGCGCCAGCAGATCAAGCAGGTGATCTTTGAGATCAACGGCATCGCTGACATCATGCGCGGCAGCAGCCAGGCCAGCGAAACCCTCGGCGCGCAGGAACTCAAGAACCAATGGGGCACCCTACGGCTGAAGCGCGCTCAAAAGGCTGTGGCCCGCTTCGCGCGAGACTCTCTGCGCATCATCGCGGAAATCTCCGTCAACAAGCTCGGCATCGACACGATCAGCCAGATGACGGGGCTGAACTACCCCCGGCTCCAGGAAAAACAGCAAGCTCAACAGGCATTGCAGGCGCAGCAGGCTCAAGTCCAAGCGCAAATGCAGATGGCGCAGGCGCAGGGCATCCAGCCTTCCGGCCCGCCGCCACAGCCTGATCCGCATTTGCTGCAGATCGTACAGTCCCCTGCGTGGGAAGAAATCCTCGCGCTGCTGCAGAACGACCTCCAGCGCAGTTACCGCATCGACATCGAGACGAACTCGACTGTCGACATCGAAGCCACCGAGGACAAAAAGGACCTGTCCGAGGTTCTCCAGGCCATCAGCCAATTCCTGTCGAGCATCGGCCCGCTGGTGCAGAACGGCTCCATGCCTTTCGACATGGCGAAGTCCATGTTGCTGGCGATCATTCGGCGTTTCCGCTTTGGCGACGAGCTGGAAGAACAGATCCAGGGCATGCAGCCGCCTCAGCCGGCGCAGAACCCTGAAATGGAGAAGAAGGCCAAGCAAATCCAGGTCGAGATGGACAAGCTGGCGAAGGACAAGGCTGCGTTCGAACAGCATGTCAAAGAACAGCAGATGGAGCTGGCTGCGCAGAAGAAGGAATTCGAACTGGAGCAGAAGTTCGCCCAGCGCGAAATGCAGATGGAGTTCGATCACGCGACTCGCCAGCTCGACCAGAGCGCCAAGGCTCACATGGATCAGATCCAGAACGCCCACGGCATGGCGCAAGAGCAGCTGAGCATGCGCGAAGCCGCGGCGAAGGATGCCGAGGGTCGTGCACAGGCGTCTCTCAAGGACGCCGAAGGCCGCGCGCAAGCGGACGTCAAGGCGAAACAGCAGGAAGTCGCCAAGGGCGGTTCCGACCTGTCGCAACAACAGTCGCAGCTCGCGCAGATCCTGCAAGCAATGCAAGAGAGCGTCGTTGCTCTCCACAAGAGTACCTCCACGCCGCGCGTGGCGAAGAAACAACCCGATGGCAGCTGGCGTGCTGCCCATGAAGGAACTTGACTTATGCGGCAAGTGTGTATAAACTCGCGCAACGGGTTGGCATTCCGCGTGCCAATGCAAGGGCCGGTGCGACTGGCTCGCAAGTAACAGTAAAGGAAAGCACCTATGGCCACCACACTCTCGACCGCGGCCCGCAATTCCCGCATGGACGGCCTGAACACCGCCATTGGGGCCAGCGGCAAAGCCAAGCTCTACAACGGCAGCAAACCCGCGTCGCTGGGCGCACCTGCTGGCACCTTGCTCGCCACGCTGGTCGGCGGCTCGTCGTTCTTTTCCAACGCCAGCGGCGTCGGCACGTTTTCGAGCTACACGCAGACGAACAGTTCGCACGTCACTGGAACGCCCACGTTCGTGCGGATCACGACTTCTGCCGATGTTGTGGTCGCGGACATCGACATCGGCGTCGGGGCTGGGAACATCACGTTTACGGGCACGGTGACAAACGGCCAGAACATCACAGGCTCATTCACGGTCACCGACGGCAACGCCTGAGCGACTGCCGTGGCCGTTCCCGCGCTCAGCACCTACAGCGCCGCCGCCGGGCAGCCCATTGCGGGCGGCCGGTGGCCGGGTGGGCTGTTGACGGGCGGCGTCGAACTGTCTGCAGTCGTTGCTGCCGGTGCGATGGCGTCCAGTTCCTCCGACCTGACGGGCGGCGTCACGCTGTCCGATGTGGTGGCTGCCGGGTCGATGAGCGACGGCCGACCAAGTTGGCTGACCGCCGCCGCTGTCAACGAATGGATAGCAGTCCCTGGCAGCACGATCCAAGGCAGCCCGGCATGGCAGGCCATGCCATCTGATGGCAACTTCTGGGGCAATCATACCGCCTATGTCAACGGCGAAAACGGCACCGGCTTAGACGAGGACACCTCGACGCTGTGGCTGTTCGGCGGTGGTCATAGTGACTACGCCGGCAACGAACTCAGCAGTATCCGCCTCGACGTCGAGTCGCCCGCGTGGGTGCAGCGCTGCGCGAGGTCTGACCCTAGCGCCATGAAGCTGTACGCCTCTGGCGGCACTGATCCAACGTGGAACACCGATGGAAAGCCGGCCAGTCGGCACAGCTACCAGGGCACGCACTACATCCGCAAGCTGGGCAAGTACTTCGCCATCGACGGGTATACGTGGGACTCGGCAAACATGCGCTGCATGGAGCCTGCAACGTTTGACGTTGCCGGCGCCGCGTGGGATGCACAAGGGACATGGACCGCGCAGCCGGTGGCCGACAGCAGCAGCTCGCCCGGGATTTACGCCAAGCATCCGACGACCGAAGACATCTACTACGCGCCCGGCGGCGGCTACAAGCTGTTCAAGTTGGACACGACGACAAAGGCGTGGACCACGCTGTCGTCGAGCATCGGCAGCGGCAAATACTGGCCGGGCACCGAGTGCGGCGCCATTGACCCGACGCGCAATGCGCTGGTGGTGCTGAGCACGAAAGCAGGCACCAGCCTTGCGAATTTCCGCTGCTACTCGGCCGACCTAACGTCTGGTGTAGTGACCGAGATCACCATCAACGCCAGCGCGGCGCTGACGGAGTTTCAGGCGCTGAGCACCAATCACGCGGGCCTCGTCTACAACGAACACCAGGACTGCTTCTACTACTACTTCGGCGGCTCCGGTGGCTCTGGCCAAGGTGGCGTTGTGTGGAAACTGACCCCGCACACTGGCTCGAATTGGGATCTTGAGAAGCTCACCATGACCGGCGTCACGGTGCCCAACGGCGTTGGCGTGGCGGCAGGAAACACCTTGAGCCGCTTTCGGTACGTGCCGGCATTGAAGGCGGTCTGTGTGCTCGTGGCCGCTGGCTCTCCTATCTATATGGCAAGGGTGGCCTGATGGCTGACTTCATCACCTCATGCGCCACGGTCTCGGACCTGACGACGTGGTACACGTCCACCGTGCCGGCCAGTGTGCCCAGCGGGGACCGCTACATTGCCGAACTGGCTGCGGGCGACTACGACCTGAACGGAGTCACCTGGACCGGTAAAACGCTAGTCAGCGCGGGCCAGATCATCATCCGGCCGCAGACGGCTGCGAAACTCAACATTGCGGGCAACCCGGCGCGCGTGAGCACAACCACCGGCGTGCGCTTGCGGCCGACGTTTAACGCTGTCAACAGCTTTGGCAGCAGCATTGCCGACGGATTCCAGTTCCACGACATCCAGATCAGCCTGCACCAGCAGGGAACGTTCACGTTTACATCCGGCTCTGCTTTGCACCGGGCGGCCTGCCGCATCGCCCACACAAGTGGCGTCATCAATTTCAACGGCGCAAGCGGGCGAGCGATCAACTCCCTGTTCGAGTCGACCGTCAACACCGTGGCGGCCACCTTCAATGGGTCGGCCGCACAGGACTCGAACACCTTCATTGCGTGGACTGACCGGAGCGCGGTTGCCCTCAATGGCAACTACCAGTACGCCACATGGAAAAACTGCGCCGCGCTCAATCTTGCATCGGGCGCTACTGCTGACCCGTGGCCAACGCCGCCGGCAAGCTTCTTCTCTGGCGCGTCGAACAACGCCACCAGCTTTGCAACGGCTGGGAACTGCCCCGGCACGTCAGCGCTGACAGGCGTCACATCCGCCGCTATCGTCAACGGGTCCAGCAGCGCCACGCTCGACGCGACGCCGGCAACTGGCAGCGCGCTCAAGACGGCCGGCGTGGTGTCGTCGATCAACGGCGGCATCGACTGGTACTCAACCGCGCGCAGCGGGTCGACGCCGACGATTGGGGCGGTTGAGCAGGCTGCAGCGCTGCCTTCCGACTTGTCCGGCGGCGTCACGCTCGATGACACGGTGGCCGCCGGCACGCTGGCAAGCTCGGCCAGTGACCTCAGCGGTGGCGTCACGCTGTCCGACGTGGTGGCAGCCGGCACGCTCGGATCGGCGCTTGCGGCATGGTCCGTGCCCGCGCTCACGAACTGGAGCGGCACGCTGCAGGCCAGCGTGACGATTCCCGTCGTCACCTTCCAGCGCCTGAGCGACGGCGTGCAGGTACTGGTGCTCACCAGCCAGACCACGAACGGCGCCGGCACGTTGTCCGGCACGTCGGGCTCGCTGTCGACCGGCACCACCTACATGGCCTGCGGATGGAATGCTGACGGCTCGCAGCGCTTTGCCGTGCCGGTGACCGCGACATGACGACCAGCTACGGCGGCACGCCGCCAGGAATCACCGGCACGCACTATGGCGGTGCCGGCATCGGCGTGCTGGGCTCGCTGGTGCCGTCGACTGGACTGTCGGGCGCTGGCTACCTATACGCCGGGCTGTCACTGCCGGCAGACGACTCGAAAGAGGTGCGCGGGCCGATCACGCGCTGGCCGACGAATGGCACGCTCACGGCCTACGAGGACTCGTCTTTCGACTACACCGGCACGACCGACTACGCGCTCTATGCGCTCTATGCCGACGGCGTTGCCAGCACGACCGACATCGGCTATGGCGCCGGCATTGGGCGGCTGGACCTGGTTGTCGGCGGCCCCGTTGTGGTTCCCTATGTGGTGACGGAACCGTTCAAGGACTGGGCCGGCACGCTCTTGCCGCTGGCCACCATCCCCGGTGTGCTGGTCGTGAACCCGTCCACGCGCGCCGTGCTGCTGTCGCTGGCCGACCAGGTGACGCAGGCCGACGCGCGCCTGCGCCTGGAGGATGCCGCGCTGCCGACCGGTCAGCCGGTGGTGGTGGTGAGCTTCAACGCCGACGGCAGCGCCCGAGGGGTCGACACCTACACGGTGCAGTGATATGGACGGTGCCTATTATTTTGGCAGCGCTCCTCCTGTACATCAGCCAGCATATTTGTACGGCGGGGACCCTGTATTAAGTGTCTATACCGTAAGTTCTTCTGGAGCCTACGGCGGCGGGGGTGGCAAGGGCTTCCGGGAGCTGGTGGAGAAGATCCAGCGTAATGTGGAGGTGTTACACCGGGAGATTACTACTGGCAAATCCCCGGGTAAAAAGGCACCGGCCAAACCGCTCCAAGTTGCCAAACTCGAAGTCATCCCGCAGCTGCAAGAGCTCAAAGCTCAGATCAAGGCGCTCGAAACTGAGCTCTCGCAACTACGTAAGGAAAAGGCCCTCGTTGCACAGCTCGATGCTGAAGCCGAGGAAGAAGCTGTCGTAACCATGTTGCTGCTCTGACCATGCCCATCTACCGCTATCAGTGCCCCGTTTGTGCTTCCAAGCGCGATGTGTTCAAGCGTCTTGCTGACATCGATCAGCTGGAGCAGTGTCTCAACTGCACTTCGATGATGAATCGCGTGATCATGGCACCTGCCGTGCGGGGTGACTACGCCGGCTACAGCTGCCCAATCACCGGCAAATGGATCGAAGGCCGCCGAGCCCACCAGGAAAACCTCAAGCAGCATGGCTGCCGGGTGCTCGAACCTGGTGAAACCGACAACGTCAAGCGTACGCAACGGCAGGCTGATGAAGCCCTCGACCGTTCCGTGGAATCCACTGTGGAGCAGTTCGTCCAGACCCTGCCCACGCACAAGAGAGAACGCCTCGTTGCTGAGGTCGAAAGTGGTCTGGACGTTGCAATCGAAAGGAAGTAAACATGCCTGGGGAAGACGGTGATTTTGATGTGGGTGCTGCGCTGGCTGACGTCAGCTCTGGCCTCGGTTTTGGAAGTTCTGATACTCCTGACAATTCGGGTGCTGATGATGTCAATCTGGATGATGCTTCTGCTGGGGCTGCTAGTTCTAGCCCTGCTCCTGCTGATTCTGGCGATGGCGGAGCTGCTACACCTGCCGCGGCACCCAGCGCCCCCGACCCCCTTGCCACGCCGCCGGGGACCTGGCGAAAGGAAGCCGCCGCCGTCTGGGCCAAGCTCGACCCAGTCGCCCGACAAGAGGTCCTGAAGCGCGAACAGGACATCTTCCAAGGTCTCGAGGGCTACAAGGCCGATGCCCAGATGGGCCGGTCACTGCAGCAAGTCCTCCAGCCCTACCAGCACATCTTCCAGCAGCTCGGGATCAACCCCGTGCAGCAATTGGCGGGCCTGCTGAACACGCATCACGCACTTGCCACCGGCGACCCCGCGACCAAGGCGCAGCTGATGCAGCGCATCATCAAGGACTACGGTATCGACCCGAATGCCTTGCGTCCGGCTGAAGATGCGCCCTACGTCGCCCCAGAAGTGCAGAACTTGCAAAATCTGGTCCAGCGCCTACAATCCCGACTCGACGGTCAAGATCAACAGCGCTTCACGGCGGCGCAAGCCTCCGCAGCGAAAGATGTCGAGACCTTCGCAGCCAATCCCGCGAACAAGTACTTCGACGAAGTGGCGAACGACATCGCACACTTGCTGTCAACGAAGTCCGCGGGATCGCTCCAGGAAGCCTATGAGAAGGCAGTCTGGCTGAACCCGGTTGTCCGTGCCAAGCACCTTGCTGACCTCGACAAGGCCAACAAGGCCGCCGCGGAGACCGAACGGCTCAACCGGCTGAAAGCTTCGAAAGCTGCCATGAGCGCCAATGTTCGTGCAAGTTCCAAGCCGGGTAGCGGGACGGCGCCGCTTGGGACGATGGACGATACCCTGAAGCAGACCCTCGCGGACATCCAGTCCCGCGGTTCGTAACCGACAGGCATTGAAAGGAACACACCATGCCGTCCCCCAATTCGGTCTTCACCGAACTCGTGTCCACGACCTTCCGCAAGCATTCGAAGGAAATCAAGGACAACGTCTCGAAGAACAACGCGCTGTACAAGCGCCTGGTCGACAAGGGCTCGCCCCGCAAGGAAGACGGCGGTCTGACCATCGTCGCCCCGCTGGACTACGCGAACAACTCGACGTACCAGCGCTACAGCGGCTACGACGTGCTGAACGTCGGCGCCAGCGACGTGATCAGCGCGGCCGAGTACCAGTGGCGCCAGATCGCCCTGAACGTCGTGGCTTCCGGCCTGGAACTGCGCGTCAACAGCGGCGGTGCGAAGATCATCAACCTGGTCAAGTCGCGCATGAAGAACGCCATCCGGACGTTCAAGAACAACTTCTCGGCGGACCTGTACTCGGACGGCACTCTGCCGAACCAGATCGGCGGCCTGCAGGTGTTGGTCAGCGACGCCGGTACCGGCACCGTCGGCGGCATCGACTCGTCGGCCTGGGCGTTCTGGAAGTCGCAAGTGCAGTCGGCAGCGGCCCCGCTGCAAGGCGGCGGCGCGATCACCCCGGGGTCGGGCACGATGGAATCGCTGATGCTGCCCCTGTGGCTCAGCCAGGTTCGCGGCGACGACAAGCCCGACCTGATCGTGTCGTCCAACGACTACTTCACGTTCTTCGAGCAGTCGCAGACGTCGCTCAAGCGCTACACCAACGATGGTGGCAGTGCCGGCAACGCCAGCGCGGGCTTCGTCGAACTGAAGTACAAGAACGCTGACGTGATCTTCGACGGCGGCAGCGGCATCCCCCACGCCCACATGTATTTCCTGAACACGGATTACATCGAGCTGGTGGTGCACAGCGACGCCGACCTGACGGTCATGGACGAGATGAAGCCGTACAACCAAGACGCGGCCGTTGTGCCGGTGCTCTGGATGGGCAACATGGTCTGCACGAACCGCTCGCTGCAGGGCGTGCTCAAGGCCTGACGGTTTCGTCGGGGGGCTATTCTCGGATAATCCCCCGACATCACCCACATTCACTGAAAGGACATTCACCATGTTCGCTCCTGTTGACGCCCTCGTCGGCGCCCCGCAGTCCCAGTTCTCGGGCCTCACGGTCGATTCGTCGCCGCGCCTGCAACCCGGGCAGCTCCTGACCATGACTGACCCCTGGTGGGGCACTGGCGAGTTCATCTACGCTCGCGCCAATGGCACCATCCGAGCCTTCGGCCTGTGCGTGCTGACCCCGGTGTTCGACTCTTCGCTGAACGCGTACCGTTGGGACGCGACGGAAGTGCCGAACACTGCCAACCTGGGTCGCATGGTTTGCGTCTCGCAGGTTGGTCTGTCGGCCGGCAGCTACGCCTGGTTCCAGATCTCTGGTCTGACCCCGGTGAACTGCACGGCCAGCGTTGCCGCCGACACGACCTTCGGCATCGCGGCTGCTGGCCAAGGTGGTGCCAACGCCGCTGGCAAGCAGATCCTGAACAGTCGTGTCGTTGCCGCAGCCACCACCACGGTGGTCAAGACCAACTGCACGGCCAACAGCGGTTCGACGACTCTGCAAGTGCCCAACAGCGACGGCTGGTTCGTCGGCGCCTACCTGTCTGGCACGGGCATCGCTGCAGCCACGACGGTGTCGTCGATCGACCCCTCGGGTCGCTTCGTCACGCTGTCGGCCGCCACCACGGCAGCGGTCGCCGGCTCGGTCACTGCGACCTACAACAACGCGACGATCTTCTACAACGTCGCGCACCTGAATCGGCCCTTCGCGCAAGGCGCCATCACGTAAGTCCGCCTCCCCAGGGCGTTTCCGGGAGTGGCTTCGGCCCTCCCGGCCTTTTGGGGAAGAGACGAGACAAGTTCGCAACCGTAACTCTGGGGAAGCAAAATCATGGAAGTCATGAAGGAACGTCCGCCGTACGTCAGCTTCGAAGTTCAAGCTGTCGAAGATCGGCAGGCCAGCATCGAAGCCGGTCACTACGTCGCCAAGGACGTGGTTTACGCTATCGTCACGCCGGCCGGCAGCAAGGACCGCATCCCGCGTGTGGCCAGCGAATGGCTCGCCATGCTGGCCGAGCAGGTGCAGCAGCAGCGGTTCCCTGGCGAGTGGCTCAATGCTTTCCGCGAAGCCTACAAGGCTTTCTGTGAAGGTCGGGAAGCCCCGCTGAATGGCACCGCGTTGCGCGACTGGCCGGTGATCAGCCCGGCGCAACTGCAGCAGCTGCTCAACTTCAGCGTCCGCACCGTTGAAGATCTGGCCGTGGCGAACGAAGAAACCTTGAGCCGCCTCGGCATGGGCGGCCGTGCGCTGAAGCAGAAGGCCATTGAGTGGCTCGACGCTTCGAAGGGCATCGGTGCTCAGGCCGAAATGATCACGGCGATCAAGCTCGAGAACGCGCAACTGAAGGAAACGGTCAACGCGCAAGCCGCCGCGATCGCGGAACTCCGCGCCAAGGTTGAAAGCCTGGTGCCGAAGAAAGGTTGATCATGTCGCTGCTGACCATCGTGCAAGGCCATTGCCAGCGTACTGGCTTGAGTGTGCCGAACTCTGTGCTCAGCAGCACTGATCACCAGATCATCCAGATTAAGGGGCTCCTCGATGAAGTCATCGAGGACCTCGTTGACCGTTGGGACTGGACTGACCTCCAACGTGAAGCCGTGTTCACCACGGTGGACGGCGAAGATCAGGGCGCGATCGCTGACATCGCGCCTGATGGTTTCCAGCGAATCTTCAACGAAACGATCTTCAACCGGACGCTGCGCCTCCCGCTTTTCGGCCCGATGCCGAAGGAAAAGTGGCAAGCGCTCAAGGCACTGCCCACGACTGGGCCGTACTACAAGTACCGCATTCTCCGTGGCCGCATGCTCTTCAATCCCGTCGGGGTCGCAGGGCAAACGTGCGCGTTTGAGTACCAGTCGAACCTCTGCATTCGCACTTCGCCGGCTGCAGACGTTACGCTCAGCACTTTTTCCGCGGACACTGACGAATGCATCTTCCCCGAGCGCATTCTCACTGCCGGCCTGCGGTGGAAGTGGCGCAGCGAAAAGGGCCTCGACTACGCGGAAGAGAAGCTCCGCTATGAAACGCTGGCCAACAACGCAGCCGGCCGCGATGGCACCAAGCCTCGCATTGACATGTCCCAGGAATCTCAACGAATGGTACCAGGTATCTGGGTCTCCCCGGGAAACTGGCCATTGACCTAACATGCTCCAGCCCGCAGTTCTCAAACGTTCTCGCGGGCTTGGCCTGCAGGACTCTCAACCATACACCGTTTCCGCCCCTGTTGGCGGTTGGAACGTGCATGATCCACTGGCAGCAATGCCAGAAAAGGATGCGGTTGTCCTGGAAAACTTCTTCCCTCGCGCCAGCTCGGTTGACCTGCGCCCGGGATGCGCGACATTCGCCAGTGGTGTGACCGGCAGTATTAAATGCCTCATGCCACTGAATAAAGGCGGAGCGCAGAAGCTGCTTGCAGCCACCGACTCCACGATATACAATGTCACAGGCGGAACGCCTGCGGTTCTCGCAGCGGGATTTTCCAGCGGGAACTTCCGCTACACCAATTTCACTGTTGCCGGAGGTCAGTACCTCATCATGTGCAATGGGGTGAACAATGTTCAAGAGTACGACGGTACTACCTGGAATGGAGCCCCCGGGATCACTGGCGTGACTGGTGGCCTCTCTACGCTGACCAATGTGGCAGTGCTAAAGAAACGGCTGTGGTTCACGCAGAAGGACACCATGTCCGTGTGGTACCTCCCTGCTGGAACGGTGGCGGGCGCAGCCACGGAATTTCCCATGGGGCAGGTGTTCTCCCGCGGTGGATCTGTAATTGCAGTCGGTGCTTGGACCATCGATGGTGGCAGTGGAACTGATGACTACGGTGTATTCGTCAGTTCCGAAGGCGAAGTTGCGATTTACAAGGGCTCCGACCCCGCATCGTCCACAACGTGGGCACTGGTTGGTGTGTACTACATCGGCGAGCCAGTCGGCTACAACTGCCTCTGCAAGTACGGCGGGGACTTGCTCTACCTGTCGCAGAACGGACTGTTCCCGCTGTCGAAGGCCCTCCAATCCGCGACCGTCAATTACCAGACGGTGCTGACCGCGAAGATCGACACAGCGTTCACCGAAGCTGTGAGTACATACGGGGCAAACTCCGGCTGGTATGTAACTGCCTATCCGGAAGGTTCCCTCGTTCTCGTCAACATCCCGATCGCCTCCGACACCTCCATCCAGTACGTGATGAACTCCATCACTGGTGCGTGGTGTGTGTTCAAAGGCTGGAATGCAACGTGCTTCGAGATTTTCCAGCAAAAGCTCTACTTCGGTGGAGCCAGTGCGACTGTTGCCGGGCAAGGCGCTGTGTTTCAAGCCTGGACGGGCCTCAGCGACAATGGCGCTGACATTGTTGGAAAGGCGCAAAGTGCTTACTCCGCTTTCCGTGCCCCAGGCCGTTCCAAACACATCACTCTCATCCGACCAATCTTGCGGCTTGCGCAAGCCACAGAAATCCGCTACGCTCTCTCTACGGACTTCACAGAAGCCCAGGACCCCTCGGTGTTGAGCCTCGGGGGATCTGCTGGTAGTGTGTGGGGTACGGGCCGCTGGGGTACTGCAATCTGGGGCGGCCACGGGACGACGACGTCGAAGCAGTGGCAAACGGTGTTCTGCGAAGACGGTTATCGTGTGAGCTTCCTGCTTCAACTTTCGACTCACTTGTCTGAAGTGGAGTGGCTGGCGACAGACTACCTGCATCAACCAGGTGGAGTACTCTGATGGGATTCGCTGAAGATTGGGCAGCCGCGAATGCGGGATCGACTCGAAAGGTCGGGGAAACTGGCTACACTGGCGTTGGGATGTCCACGCCAGATGGCCAGCCGAATGCAAGTTTTGGCTACATGCCCTGGGTGATTGGCGGTGGCTCAAACAGCGCCCCGGTGTACAACTCCCCAGGGCAGCCCACAGGAGCACCTTTTCGATCTGTCGGAGCGCCTTCTGCTTTTGACAATTCCCCGAAGTACAACGACCGGGGCGAACGTCTTTCGATTCAAGGGCAGCAGGGCTACACTGGCTACGGCAATGCTGGCGGCGGTACGCTGTTCCAACCGACTGTTGTTGGGACGACTGCGCAACCTCGCCTTGCGGACCTTCCGATGGAAACTGGTCCGAATGGACTGCAGTACCGCCGTATGTTGCCCGCCCCTGGTATGAATCGGGAGGCTCTAAATGCTCGGCACGAAGCCTACATGCGTTCTGCTACTGATCTGAACAGTTCTTACGCTTACCGGGACCCAGTTTTCGGGAATGCCAACACTGCTATGGGGGCCGAAACTTCCATACAGCAGCCTACTATGTATGCCGGCGGTTCCAAGACTTTTAATGAAACTCCGACTGGTTATGCGGAAAATACTGGTATGCTCCCTCTTACCGGGCGGCAAGCTGTAGCCCAAGCTTGGGCGCGTTCACGGTATCCACGCGGAGGCGGCAGCCGTATGGACACGACAGTACCAGCTGACATGCGGCATTTTCTTGGCTGGGGTGGGGGAGTAGCCTGACATGACTATTAACGCTACCCCTACATTTACGTTCGG